CTATGGATGTTCCCTTCCGGTTTTTACCCTGCCTTGTTGCAGGGCTGTCCTACTACTTGGCGCTTAAAGTCCCCGATGGTGCACAACGGCTGGATATATTAAAAGCGCAGTACGATGAAGCGTGGCAGTTAGCCGCAGATGAAGACCGGGAAAAAGCGGCTATACGTTTTGTCCCAAGACAGATGTATATTGGTAGTTCGTAATGCCTAATCGGTTTGCCTCGGGTAAAAAGGCGATTGCGGAATGCGATCGTTGCGGGCAACAATTCCTGCTAAAAAAGCTAAAAACAGAGATAATCAAGCAACGGAAGTATGAGTTGCTTGTTTGCCCTGAGTGCTGGGACCC